GACGGTTGATATTGCCGCTTCGTCCGCGTCATACCACTTGATTCGGGCTCGAGCTCTGACATCGGCTCGGTTAGGGACTCCTCGAGCACCCCAACCATAGAAGTAGTAGGTTGTCCCGGCAACAACTGGCGTACCGTCCGCCTCGCTGCCTGTGTAACCAATCACTGGGGTCGAGTTTGTTGCGCCCTTCATTCGGTTGCGCATGGCCCATTGACCGTTATATGCGGCGAATGGGTTGGCGTCTTCACTCGGTTTACGTCGTCGAGTGACTGTCGTCGAGTCCCCAAAGTATCCGTCTTCGCTGTATTCAACGGAAGGATTAGCGAGAAGATTGACAGTTCCCGAGGATGATGCTGGAACGGCCGCATTCGTGTCAATTGTTGTTTGACGGATACCGTAGGTCGTAATCGCGGTCGAGTCTGATGAGTTCCAGGTGGATTCCAATGGCACGCCAATAACAGATGTGTTGTTGATAATCATGTTGTTTGTTTCGTTAAAGCCGCCAATTTTTGTGACTTCTGCGTCCGCAACATGGAAGCGGGAACGGTTATTGACAATTATTGAATTAGCGACATTCTGCGTCGAATTCTCAAACTCGATTTCTGTGTAATGAAGCTGGCCGGACGTACCCAAGTCAGTAAAAGTTAATCCGCTTGAGGATAGGAAGCCTAAAAATCGAGCTTCGATTAGTCCGGTTCGCCCGGTCGTGCGGTTTGTTGGTATCACATGTTTCCCGTACCAGATAAAGTCACTCATATTCGCGGCAAGGTCGAGGTGTTCGGCGAGAGTCCCGACCAGATCGGTATCTCCGAGGTTAGGCGTTGTAGGTGTACCCGTTTGCGGGGTAATCATAAGCGTCGAATATGTAGGGTCGATAATCGTGTTGAGCGCGGCCACGCGAAGTCGCCATGTGTAGTTGGATGTGGTTTCGGCGACACCAGTTGTCACGTTTGCACCACCTGCGCCTATGGCCTGAAACTGTGAAAGATACCCAACCCAGTCATTACAGTAAATCGTCGTCATCACGAACGGTGCGGTGTTCGAGCTGCGGTTGCCGAACACGATGCGCTGCGAAACATCTTGCACATACCCCACCCAGAAGTATTCCGACGTTCCATACCGTTTCAGACGCACCAAGTCACCCACAACAGGCACAGTCGCCGCATCCTTGAACGTCGCTGTCAGAGTGCCAACGTCGACCTGTGATGTGCCGGGTGTCCCAATACGGCCACCCTCGGAATAACGGATACCGTCGACCAGTGTTGAGGTGCGATCCGTCCAAGTAAACGTGGATGCCCAGGGGGACGTTTCGATAGCAATGCGCCCATATAGGAACCGCTCAAGAATGGTCATCGTCGTCGCCCACTTGCCCGGTCATAATCGGACAGCACACGCGCAATTTCACGACCAGCACTGACCGAGTCAATCGGTGTATTGAAGTTGATAATTGGTGCGACTGATGCACCAACACCGCCACCACCGCCACCACCACGATGACCCCCGGTATTTGTACCAGATAATTGACCTGGCAATTGGAGGAAACCGAACTGGCGTTGCAGAATGGTGTCCCCAATTAACTTCAGTAGATCCGTGAATGGTTTGATTTGGTCTAGTAAGTTGCGAACCTGCACAAGAAACTTAGCCATGTCCCTAACGCCATACGCGGCGGCCACAAAAGCATCAGCAATCGCCTGCACATCCTGACGGCCCTGCGGAGTCGACAACCACTTTGACACTTTCTTGTTCATGTCGTCCAATGCTGGCAACATCGCTTCACCAATGGTGTCACCAATTTGTTGGAACTGTGCTGCGAGTTTCTCTGCTGGTGTGGCAGACTTTTCTGCCAAACCTTTGACACGTCCCTCAATAGATTGCAAGACTAAGTCTTGAGCCTCATACAGTTTGCCGGACTCTTGCAACTTACTAATCTTGGCTTTTTCAGCATTAGTGAACGTGATACCGGCACGAGTAAGTGCGTTCAGGTTAGCAGTAGGATCCGAAAGAACTTTGCCTAACTTGATGGCATTGGTTTCCATTGTTCCGAAACCACCAGCAGCGAGGTCAATCGCGGCCGAAGTTGCTCGGTCAAACGCACCACCCATAACGTCAGCACTTTTGCGAACCTGTTTGAACACTAACAGTTTGCGCTGAACAGCCTTTACCTGCTCATCGTCAACAGCAGTCGCAACATTGACTTTCTGCGCATAGACGTTCATGCGCTTGATAGTTGCATCAGTCGCTTTACCGACACCCTGCATATTCTCCAGCATGAACTTCAGTTGAATGTCGGCTTTGCGCGATTCGGCACCCATTTGAGCAAGAACTGGAATCATGCGAATAGCAGACAACGTCAAACCAATAAACGCAGTCTTAGCAATGTCAAACGCACGAGAAGTGAATCGACCAAACGCAGTCGTTTCCGTTGATGCTCGTTTCAGGCCTGATGCGTACTTGGTGGCGTTCATGGCCAAAGTTACGATCATGTTTGGTACAGCCATTACTTGCCTCCGTTCATGTATTTGAGAATTGCGTTACGTTCACGCAACGTAAGTTCATTTGCTTCTTTGACCGAAAGCCCTGCGCCGACTACAAGTACGGCCAGCACATGCGCCCGGTCATCCTTTATTTTTTTGTGTGGTCGTCCCCAAACAATTCTGCAAAATCGTTAGGGGTAAGTTTTTCTGCATCCGCGATGCTGAACTGTGGGTTTTCGCGCCGCTTCATCACCCATGCCAGGGCAATGCGCAGTTTGATTACCCCAATACGTTCCTCTCCAATTTCGGAAAATGGTAGTCCTGCGTAGTCCTCAATTTCGGCAATCTCACCGAGTGTGATGTCCTCAAAGTCCATTTGTCTCGAAGCCTTTCTGCTTTATGTATTGGGTCAGTTTGAAGTTTAGCAACACGACCATCATGGGCTTCATCTTTTCACGAGCTCGCACCATGAATGAGTTTTCTTTACCACGTACAGTTGTGCGCCATGTTCGGTCACCTGCAATCGACTTGGCACCTGCTTTATGCAACATTCCATACGACGTTGCTCGACCATAAAGAACGCCTGTGGTAGTTGTGCCACCGCCAACAACGTTTCTAACGCGACCGGAACCTGCGGTAATCAAACCGCCGAATACCATTCGACGATCTACAGCACCAGTCGTGCCGTTTTTGATATTGACCGTTTTGGATGCCCATCCTCGGATGGATAATGCTAAACGTCCAGTTTCACCCGGTGCAGTTTTAGTTGCTTCTCGCGCGGCCAACATTGCGGCCTCTTTCATCCATTTCTCAAACAGGTTGCGGTCGCCACCCATTTCCAGAAACTTCTTGCGAGTTTCGTTCAGTCCCTTGACGTAGGTACGGCCCTTAGAGTCCTGGAGGAGATAAATCCCGTCCGTGGAACCTCTAAGGACCGTAGCCATATCAGATTAGGAACGAGTCCAAGTACCGGTCGTTGCTTGCTGGAAGGGTGCGGCCGCGTCGTCGATGATGTCCAGGCGAATCGTGTCCGATCCGTAGGTGCCGTCGACCGATGCAGTACCACCGAGTCCGGGTGCCAATAGACGCGGCAAACGAACCATGCCGGTGAAACCAGGCTGCGATGCTGAAAGCGTGGTGTTACCTGCTGGTGCGTACTGGAACTTGAGTTCCTTGCCAGGGTTGCTGAACAGGTACTGCCAGAGCGAGGTGGATTCGAGCGACTGGATGAGTTCGATTTCGATGTACTTGTCGACACCGCCACCAACGCTTGCGTCGTAGAACGTCACCTGGTCGTTCGATGCGTCCTCGGACTTGACCATGAGTGAGATGCAGTCAAATGAGAAGTCCTTGTACGTCGTACCGGTCGTGTTGAGTTGGAATACAAGGCCGTTGGACTTGATTCGGGTTGAGGGGGTTGTGGGAAGTGCCACGAGTTACTCCTTTAGAGTCGAGTGTTTTGGTAAACGGTGAGCGTTGCGGATAGAAACTCGGCATTTTGTACCGAAAGGATGCTTGGTGCACCCACAGAGCCAACGTAGAAGCCCTGTGCTCCTGATACAGCCACTAAAACAGCGTCAATGGCATCATCTAGGGTTGAGGATACGGTGGCGTTAGCGGCCGTTTTGACGATGACGGTGACATCAAACCCCAAACGGTATGCGCCGAACGTTTCGCCACTGGTCACCCAATCTGATGCTGGTTGGATAACCGATAAGGGTGGGGTTACACGTTCTGGTACGACGCTGGATGCACGAATACCTGCCGACGTCAATACGTTCAGCAGGGCAGTACGGCCAGCACCAATCATGCGATACCCATTCCCACATAAACCTGTAGGAGAGGGTATGCGCCAACCATCGGGTCACGAGCCACACGCACCGCCGAACCACCATCAAGCGTCGCAAACTGGGCAACACCATTAGGTGCAGAGCGACGGTGGTACAGTTCCGATCCGCACTCAATCTTTGCGCGAGTCAGAACATCGGCAGGTACGACGGACACAGCATCGCCACAGAAGTGGTCCACAAGCGTGTGCGCCTGTGTCCAACAATCTGAAACGAAGTCGTTGTCGGAGTCTGGTGCCCCAACATACGCTTTGAGTCCGTCGTACACTGCCATGTTCTTTACCTAACTTTAGGCGCGGACGATACCGACGATTGCCGAGGGGTACTCGTCTGCAACAGCGGTGAACGTGCTGAGCGAGTAAGCGTTCGACAGGTTGATTGCGTTGTCCGTTTCGAGGCGGAGGTTTGCCGACGTGTACTGGCGGAGAGCCGACGAGTTGACAAACGCACACTGCGACTTGTTGGTGTTGAGTTCAGCAACAGCAACAACGCGGATGCCAGCGAACGAGCCACCCAGTCCGGTCGGGGAGATGGTTCCAACGTTGTTGAATCCGTTTCCATCGACGAGGAGAACCGGGCGACCGTCGCCAC